CATTGGAAAATCCCTTTCAATTGGATTGCACATTGGCCGAACCATTCGAACCAATAACGCCATTATGCAGCGAATGGCATTAGATTGCAACGGATGTGACCCGTAACAATGGTTAGGAAAGACCCTACCGCAGCCCGAAACGTCGCGCACCGCCGCCCCCCACCGCCCCCCACCCCCCGCGCGACAGCTCGGCACCATATCCCCTATAGTATTACTATACCACACAACCACAGCTCTATTTCAGTACATTACATTATATTACACCAGATAACACCCCCTACCATCACTTGATACCCCCTCCCCTTCGTTTTCGGCGCGGCTACGTGGGTTCAAAAGACGAGGCCCCCCTTTTCTATTTGGGACTCCCCGCGCAAAAAGCGGCCATATAGCATAAATTGCAAATACCTGCTAAGCTCTACAAAACCTTCCGAACAGGATGCACCATGGAACTCAAAATCGACGCGGATATGCCCGTCCCAGAGGGGAACAGCACCGACAACTACATGTCTACGCTCAAGGCTGCCGCAAGCACCGCACGACTCCTCGAGGAGGCAGGGCTGGACATCACCTTCGGCGATGAAGACCTAGACGATGCAGCCGCAACCGCACGGCAGGCAGCACGGAACCCCACGTCGCTGCAGACACGGCAGGCTATCAACACCATCCCCAAGAAGACCCCTGCATCTCTCATCCTTACAGAGCGGATTCTCAACGACTACGGCCACAAGATTGTACAGGAAGCTGCACAGGTGCGGCATATGGTGGTCAACAAACTCATTCAGGAGACCGAGAATCCAGATGCACGCATCCGCGTGAAGGCGCTGGAGCTGCTGGGTAAAGTATCCGACGTGGGCCTGTTCAGCGAAAAGCAGGAGATCACAATCACGCACCAGACAAGCGATGACCTACGTGCCCGACTGCGCCGCAAGCTCGAGAAGATGATTGACGTGACGCCGGCTGAGGATGCAGACTTCTACGAAGTAAACCAAGAAGGGAGCGAGGAATGAGCAAGAATGGCGAAGTAGTAAAGTTCTACCCGAAGGATGCAGCCAAGAGCGCCGATAACGTTCTCGAGCAGGCCATGGGGCAGTACGACCAAGTGTTGGTTATTGGCTGGAACAAAGATGGCGATTTTGATGCTCGGGCCACGCTAGGTCTGAAGGACGGTGCAGAGTGCCTGTGGCTGATAGAGGTCTTCAAGCACAAGCTTATGAGTGGGGCGTTTATGTTGGAAGACGGCATAGATGAGTGAAGACTTCACGCGCGAAGAGCTGGAGCTTCTGCTGCAGAGCGTGGATACTCTCAGCGAGATAGAGCTGCTTGAAGTTGAGAAGATGCTCGAGGAGTTGGATAGGCGCGCGACTCTCCAAGCGGCACGGGACGACCTGATTGCCTTCTGTCAGTATATGGACTCCAACTACAAGGTTGGTAAGCACCACCGCATCCTCGCAGACCAGCTTATGGCCATTGAAGCGGGCGACAAAGACCGTATTGCAGTCAATATTCCGCCTAGACACGGCAAATCTCAGCTTGTTTCGACCTATTTTCCGGCTTGGTTTATTGGCCGGAACCCCGGAAAGAAGGTCATGTTGGTGTCCCACACCACCGATTTGGCTGTGGATTTTGGCCGAAAAGTACGAAATTCGATAGATTCTGCGGCATATGGGGACGTATTTCCGGGTACGGCGCTCGCCGCTGATTCTAAATCCGCGGGTCGGTGGAACACCACAACGGGGTGCGAGTTCTATGCAGCTGGCGTGGGTTCGGCACTCGCGGGCCGTGGTGCTGACTTGCTCCTCGTCGACGACCCACACTCCGAACAGGACATCCTGAACGGTAACTTCACGGCATTCGAGAAAGCTTACCAGTGGTTCGCGTACGGCGCCCGGACACGCCTGATGCCCGGCGGTAGAGTAGCTATTGTACACTGTATGACGGGGGAAACTCCAGTTTTAATGGCGGATAACACTGAAAAGCCTCTCCGAGACGTACGCCCGGGAGACATGATTGGGTCTTATAAGGACGGAGAGCTGGTAAGCCGAAAAGTGTTAAATTGGGCGAACCAAGGGGCAGATAAGGTGTATACAACCGTATTGTCTAATGGTAATCTACTCCGAGCAAACGCTAGGCATCCGTTTCTAGTTGTACGTGATGGGGTGGAGACATGGGTAAAGGTGAGAGACTTGAGGACGGGCGATTTAGTTGTGTCACTGAGGGATGCTCAGGTTACGGTAGGGCAAAAACCGTACCCTCAATGTGCCAAGCCTGCCGTAGCCGGGAGCACTACCATAAAAAACATCCCGGCGCAGACCGACGCCCGCTTGGGCACAAGGGAAGGTGGAGGGGTGTTCAGTGCGGCGAGCCGGGCTGTACCGAAGAGGCAAAAATTTACGGGCTGTGCACTAAGCATGCCTCTCGGGCGTATTATAACCAACGGAAGGAGGTTGGCGAACACTATTGCCCTAGCCGTAGGAGAAATAGCCACCTCAAACTCAAATACGGCATCACCGCCGTCGACTACGACCGGATGCTTCAAGCACAAGGCGGGCGATGCGCATGCTGCGAGAAACACGCCGGAGAAGTTGATAAACCGAGTTCTTGGGGGGATGAGAACCCCCTTGCGGTCGATCATTGCCACACTAGCGGTAAGGTCAGAGCCCTCCTATGTAACAGCTGCAATCTCGTACTCAGAGATGGAGTTGACGAACGAATACTACTCCGGGCCATTCAGTACCTCAGAAATCATAAGCATAACCCCTGACGGAGTGGAGGATGTCTTCGACATCCAAGTCGAAGACACTGAGAACTTTATTGCTAACTTCACTGTGGTTTCTAACACCCGATGGCATTCTGACGACCTGACAGGACGTCTCATCAAGGACATGGCCAACAACGAGGACTCTGATCAGTACGAGGTGATTGAGTTCCCGGCCATCCTCGAGGTAGAGGACAAGGACACGGGCGAGATCGTCCAGCGCGCACTCTGGCCGGAGTTCTTCGATTTAACTGCTCTACTGCGTACAAAGGCTAGTATGCCCGTGTTCCAGTGGAACGCACAGTATCAGCAGAATCCCACAGGTGAAGAGGCGGCGATAATCAAGCGTGACTGGTGGAGACTGTGGCCGGACGACGACCCGCCAGCCGTAGAGTACATCATCATGGCGCTGGACGCCGCAGCCGAAGCAAACAACCGAGCCGACTTTACATCGCTGACGACGTGGGGTGTGTTCTTCAACAATGAGGAGGACATGCACCAGATCATCCTGCTCAACGCCATCAAGCAGCGCATGGAGTTCCCCGAGCTCAAGGCCATGTCAATGGAAGAGTACAAGGAGTGGGAGCCTGACGCGTTCATCGTCGAGAAGAAAAGCTCCGGTACGGCACTCTATCAGGAAATGCGGCGCGCTGGGGTTATGGTGCAAGAGTACACGCCTGTCCGTGGTTCGATAAACAACCCGAACAGTAAGATGGCGCGTCTCAACTCTGTGTCAGACATAATTTCGTCAGGGCTCGTGTGGATTCCGGCAAAGCGCTGGGCCGAGGAGCTGGTCGAGGAAGTCGCGGGATTCCCGTTTGCATCAAACGACGACCAAGTCGATACCACAATCATGGCACTGATGCGGTTCCGCCAAGGGGGATTCATACGGCTGCCGACGGATGAGCGCGACGAAGAGATACCTTACAGACGGAAGGTTGACTATTATTGAGTTCGGGGTATATTTGAGATACGTCTCTCCTCTGCAGGCGGCATCCCTCCCTGTGTCGCCTGCAACTCCCCCCTATTATTGCCGTGATTTAGTGCTATACTAAGCCAAACCTCGTAGGGGATAGGCCATGGCCATTGAAAAAGTAATGACTCCGTTTGATATGGGCCCACAGGATGAGCCTGATGTGGAGATGATTATCGCCACAGATGAAGACCCAACAATCGAAGTAGACATCGAGAGTGGTGAAGTCACCGTAGACTTTGGTGATGGTGAAGATGACGGTGAGGGAGAAACTCCCGTCGAGCACGACTCAAACCTTGCTGAGCATATCGAAGAAGATGAGCTGGAGAGCATTGCTAGTGATCTCATAGATTCATTCTTGTCTGACCGTGAGAGCCGCAAAGACTGGGCGTCCGCATATACTAAGGGTCTAGACCTCCTCGGACTGAAGATTGAGGATCGCACCCAGCCTTGGCCCGGCGCGTCTGGCGTATACCACCCAATGCTGACCGAGGCCGTTGTGCGATTCCAAGCGCAGGCCATGGGTGAACTGATGCCCGCATCGGGGCCCGTCCGCACAAAGATCATGGGTAAGCTGACGCCAGAGAAGGCGGCGCAAGCCCAGCGCGTCCAAGACGAGATGAACTACCTGATCACAGAAGAGATGTCCGAGTACCGCGACGAGCTGGAGCAGATGTTGTTCCGCCTTCCGCTGGCCGGCTCTGCGTTCAAGAAGACATACTACGATCCGATCTACGAGCGCCCCACGTCCATTTTTGTTCCGGCCGAAGACTTCGTCGTGTCCTACGGCGCGTCAAACCTGCGAATCTGCCCACGCTATACGCACGTGATGAAGAAGACGGAGAACGAGGTTCGTGAGCTACAGGTGGTCGAGTTCTACCGGGACGTCGATCTGCCCGACCCTGAGAAAGACCTGACGGACATCGAGGAAAAGTACAACGAGCTGGCTGGCGAAGATGTACCATACGATGACGACTCGCGGCGCACGCTGCTTGAGATGCACGTCGACATCGACCTACCGGAACCATTTGATGATGAAAATGGGGTAGCACGCCCATACGTGATTACGATTGATAAGACGTCCAAGACCATCCTGTCGATCCGCCGGAACTGGAAGGAAGAAGACGCTAAGAAGCGCAAGCTTATGCACTTCACTCACTATCCATACCTGCCGGGTATGGGCTTCTACGGCACGGGATTGATCCACCTGATCGGTGGACTGGCTAAGTCTGCTACGTCAATCATGCGCCAGCTGATCGACGCGGGCACGCTGTCTAACTTGCCTGCTGGTCTGAAGTCTCGCAGCCTGCGTATCAAGGGCGACAACACTCCGATTATGCCCGGCGAGTGGCGCGATGCTGACGTTACGGGTGGTACGCTACGAGACAGCTTGTTCCCGATGCCGTACAAGGAACCCTCGGGTGTACTGTACCAGCTGCTTGGCAACGTGGTTGAGGAAGGTCGTCGTATCGGTTCCGTGGCTGACATCCAAGTTGGCGACATGAGCGCAAACGCCCCAGTTGGAACTACGCTGGCTCTGCTCGAGCGCAGCCTTAAAGTTATGTCCGGTGTGCAGGCACGCCTGCATGCGGCGATGAAGCAGGAGCTGCGCATCCTGTCGCGGATTATCCATGACTACATGCCCGCGGAATATGCCTACGAGGTAGAGGGCGACTTCAGCCGTATCGACGACTTTGATGGCCGCGTGGACGTGATTCCTGTCTCCGATCCTAATGCAGCGACCATGGCTCAGCGGATTATGCAGTATCAAGCCGCCCTGCAGTTGGCACAACAGGCCCCACAACTCTACGACATGGGCAGACTGCACCAGCAGATGCTGGGTGTTCTTGGTATCCAAGACGCGTCCGAGATCATCAAACTGCCCGGGGATATCAAACCTTCCGACCCGGTCGCCGAAAATATGGCGCTGCTGCAGCAAACTCCAGTCAAGGCGTTCTTGTACCAAGACCACGAGGCGCACATCGCTACGCACATGGCCGCGATGCAAGACCCCAAGATTGCTCAGATGGTTGGACAGTCTCCGTTTGCGGAAGCAATTCAGGCAGCCTCCATGGCTCACATCACCGAGCACATTGCGTATCAGTACCGCAAAGAGATCGAGATGCAGTTGGGCGTACCGCTGCCGGCAGAGGGTGAGCAACTCCCAGAGGACGTCGAGATTCAGTTGTCTCGTGTCGTCGCGCAGGCCGCAGCAAAGCTGTTCAACAAGAACCAAGCCGAAGCCGCACAGCAGCAGGCAGAGCAGCAGGCGCAAGACCCGCTGACGATCATCCAGATGAAGGAGCTCGAGCTGAAAGAGCGTGAGCTGGATCACAAGATCGGACTCGACACTAAGAAGCTGGAGATCAGCGCAGCTACGAGCGCCGGTAACTTGTACATCCAGCAGGAGCGCGTCGAGAGCGAGAACGACCGCGCGGCCGCAAACACAATGGCTAAGCTGGCCACAGATGCAGTGTCTGCCAATACAAAGGCTCAGGTAGACGGCGGGCGTCTGGCAATCCAAGCGGCGCAAATCCTACAACAGCGCAACATTACTCCGGGTGGTAACTGATGGAAGATACAATATTTGCTCTGCTCCTACGGGATATCCGCTCGAAAAAGGACGTAATTCGGGACACCCTCGCCGCGGGCGGGGCGGCATCTTTCGAGGAATACTGTAAGCTTGTAGGTGAGTATTCCGCATACGACCGCGTAGAAGGTGACATAAAGTACCTAGAGGAAAGATTTATTGCGAACTGACACTATATAAGGTAGTAGTCCCACTAACACGGATAGTCCGTGCAAGGCACTGTGAGCCTGAATCACTGCAGGAGATAATATGTACGCAGCAAACAAAATTGAGGACGAAGACCTAAAAGCGCGGCTACCATTGCCGTCAGGATATCGCCTCCTTATTGCCATCCCAGAAGTCAACGAGAAGACCGAGGGTGGCGTTTTTATGCCCGAGCAGCTCAAGAAGGCCGAAGAGACAGCATCCATCGTTGGTTTTGTTGTCAAAGCGGGCCCAGAAGCCTACGGCGATGTCAACAAATTCCCGAACGGCCCTTGGTGTAAAGAGGGTGACTTCGTGATTTTCCGTTCCTACTCTGGCACACGCTTCAAAGTGCTGGGTAAGGAGTTCCGCCTTATCAATGACGACACGGTTGAAGCTGTTGTCGAAGACCCACGGGGGTACAGCCGAGCATGAGTGACGTGTACGATAAATTTGCCGATTTCGACGATGAAGAGATCGTGTTGGACATAACCGGGGACTTAACTGGTACCCGTGTTGGTGGCTTGGTTGTAAGGGAAGTTAGCGAGAAACAATTCTCGTTCAACTCCTCAGATGAAATCAAGAAACGGGCCTTCCCCGCAGATTGGACAGAAAATGAGTAATAATAGCAACGACGACATCGAAGTCGACTTGGACGACAACAACGAGCTACAGATTGAAATCCAAGACGATACTCCGGAACGAGACCGGGGTAAGCCCAAGGCACCCGACAAGACGGAAACCCAAGATGGCGCCGATGACGAAGACCTCGAGGGTTATTCCGAGAGCGTCAAAAAGCGCATCAGTAAGCTGAAGTTTGACCAGCACAATGAGCGCCGGGCCAAAGAAGACGCTGTACGACTGCGTGAGGAAGCTATCTCTTATGCGGAAAAAATCCGTAAGGAGAACGAGGAGCTTCGTAAGGCATATGCCGAAGGGGAAACAGCATTTGTTTCTCAGTCAAAGGCCCGCGTAGATAGTGAACTTGCCGCCACACGTACCGCCTACAAAGCCGCATACGAGAGTGGCGACGCCGATGCCGTACTTGCAGCACAGGAAAAGCTGATTGAGCTGCAAAATCAGTCCGAGCGTATCTCCAACTACAAGCCACGCCCTACGGCTCCGACTGAGGCGCCGAAGGCAGCCCCAAATATTCCTAAACCCGATGATCGCGCCATGAAATGGGCCGAGGAAAACACGTGGTTTATGAAAGATAAGGCCATGACTGGCTACGCCATGGGTGTGCACGAGAATCTGGTCGCAGAAGGAGTTGATCCTAAGAGCGATTTGTATTACTCTAAGATTAACGAAGCGGTTCGCCGCACGTTTCCGGATAAGTTTGACGATGGGATTACTGAGGAAAAAGCACCCCGACGTCAGGCTGGCCCCGTGGTCGCCCCCGCTGCTCGCAGCACAAAAGCACCACGCAAGGTCGTGCTAACCTCAACCGAAGTCGCTCTCGCCAAGCGCCTAGGTGTACCGATTGAGAAATATGCGGCGCAAAAACTGAAGGATATGCAAAATGGCTGACCGGACACCACGAACCCTCGAGACCCGCGAAGCGACGGGCTCCCGCAAAAAAACGTGGAAGCGACAGTCTATGCTGCCTACCCCCGAACCGAAAAACGGACTTAGCTTCCGTTGGATTCGCACCTCTACACTGGGTAACGCAGACATGACCAATGTCTCTGCAAGGTTCCGCGAGGGCTATACGCCGGTTAAGGCCGCTGACTATCCTGAGCTGCAAATTATGTCTGATGTTGACTCACGATTCGTGGGCAACGTCGAAGTGGGTGGACTTTTGCTGTGCGCCTCAGCGTCAGAAGACGTAGATGCGCGGGTTGAAGGACAACTTGAGATCGCTCAAAACCAGATCGACTCTGTTGACCGTAACCTTATGCGAGAATCTGATTCACGTATGCCCCTGCTTCGGCCGGAGCGTACTAGTAAGACCTCATTCGGTAAGTGATCTTACCGGTAACAAAACTGTAGATGAAGGAGATACCCAATGGGTACCGTAAACGCCCCCTTCGGTCTGCGTCTGACTGGCCGTCTCGACAATGGTTCTCTGGAGGTTTTCCGCCAGTACCCCATCGCGTCGGGCTTGGCCGTCAATATCGCTGCTGGAGACATCGTCAACCTAGTTGACAACGGCACTTCGACCACGATTACCAAGCAAACTGGTACGGGCGACACTTCGACCGATATCGCAATGCTGGGCGTGTTCGTAGGTTGCACCTACACCGACCCATCGACCAACCAGATCACGTTCAGCAACATGTGGCCCACGGGCACTGTGGCTTCTGACGCTCTGGCGTACGTCGTTGATGACCCACAGGCTCTGTACGTTGTAATGGCTGATGAGGCCATCACCAACTCCTACGACATTTACGGTAAGAACGCCGCAATTGTTCAGGGTGCGGTGAACACCACGTTCAAGGCTTCGCGCGTTGCGCTCGATGCGTCCACCATCGGCACCGACGCAAACCTACCACTGCGCATTATCGACTACGTCGGTGGCCCACGTGGTGACGAGCCCGGCACCGCATTCCCGCTGTTGGTCGTGAAACTCAACTACACGCAGCTTACCGCTGCTGTAGGCGTATAAGGAGGGCTAGCACATGGCTATTTCACGCGCACAGGCACTCAAAGAACTTCTGCCGGGCTTGAACGCCCTGTTTGGTCTTGAGTACGCCAAATACGAAAACGAGCACGTCGACATCTACGAGACCGAAACCTCCGAACGTTCGTTCGAAGAAGAAGTCAAGTTGAGCGGCTTCGGCGCAGCTCCAGTTAAACCTGAAGGCTCGGCCATCACGTTTGACAACGCACAGGAATCGTTCACTGCTCGTTATAACCACGAGACAGTGGCCATGGGCTTCTCGATTACCGAAGAAGCTATGGAAGATAACCTGTACGACTCGCTGTCGGCTCGTTACACCAAGGCACTGGCTCGCGCCATGGCCTATACGAAGCAAGTTAAGGCAGCTTCGCTGCTGAACGCAGGCTTCACCACGTTCCTGTCGGGCGACGGCGTAAGCTTGCTGAACGCATCGCACCCGACCGTTGCTGGTGGCACGAACGCAAACCGCCCAACCACTGCTGCCGACTTGAACGAGACCTCGTTGGAACAAGCTGTTATCGACATTGCAGCTTACAAAGACGAACGCGGCCTGCTGATTGCAGCCCGTCCTCGCAAGTTGATCATCCCGCCAAGCCTGATGTTCGTGGCAACTCGTTTGCTGCAAACTGAACTGCGTGTCGGCACCGCTGATAACGATATCAACGCTATCAATAGCAATGGTTCGATCCCCGGCGGCTATGGCGTCAATCACTACCTGACCGACAACGACGCGTGGTTCCTGACCACCGACGTGCCCAACGGCATGAAGCACTTTGTGCGTATTGCCCTGAGCCAGTCAATGGATGGCGACTTTGATACAGGCAACGTGAGGTATAAAGCCCGCGAGCGTTACAGCTTTGGCGTGTCAGACCCGCTCGCTATTTATGGATCGCCGGGCGCATAAGCTAACAAAATCAATGAGTTAAGGCCCGCTTCGGCGGGCCTTTTCTTTTGACTTGACTAAAAAATACCCATCTCTTATGTTACCTGTGTCGAAAATAAGAGGTAAAAATGGACTACCCAAAAACCAGAAAAGAAGCTAAGCTGCTTGGCGCAACTCACTATTTTACCGGAGAGCCATGCGCGCGTGGACATGTGGCTCCGCGGAAAACTAAAGGCGTTTGTGTAGAGTGCATGAAAGAGGACTGGGCCGCAGATAATGAGCGTCGGAAATCGAAGCCTAAATCCGACGCTGCCAAGGCCGCAGGGCGTAAGTACTATGAGCAGAACCGTGAGCTGGTAAAAGCCCGCTCAGTTTCTCGTCCGAGAGAACACATACAAAAGCACAGAGATGCGTGGAAAACTAAAAATCCAGAACTTGTGCAGGCATCCGCAAACGCATGGAAGCGTAGGGCTAGAGAAGCGGCACCTAAGTGGCTGAGCCCCGAGCAGAAAAAACACATAGCCGCGATCTACCTGCAGGCACGCGCGCTTACGAAGCGCACCGGCGTTAAACACGTCGTCGACCACATTATACCACTCCGCTCCGAAGTCGTGTGTGGTCTCCACGTTCCGTGGAACCTGCAGATTCTTACGCACATAGAAAACAGCTCCAAAAGTAACAGGCTCGACTAGCGCCAAAAGATAGTGTATTATAGTATCAGGGCATCATCGGCCACGCAGACAGGAAGCCCAACCTGACGTTGCACAGACGGCGTGGCTAAACCTTGTGCAAGGGGTAATACCATGGCAAATACGACTTTCTCTGGCCCAGTACGTTCGCAGAACGGCTTCCAGACCCTCTCAGTTAACGCTACAACCGGCACCGAGACCATCACTGGTTCGTTTGGTTTTAGCATCGCAAACCCGGCAGGTGTTGGCATCACCGCAGGTACGGGTACGGTCTACAAGACCTCTGTAGCTCGCAACAATGGCATCGTGACCACCTCGATTATGATCGACCTTACCGGACTGAGCTCCGGCGGTACTGCGGGCGACATCATTGGTACAGCAACGGCTAACCCAGCATTCATCGCCCAGATCACTACAGCCGACAATGGGACGGTCTTTGGCGTTAAGCTGACCTGCTACGAGCTCCCAGCCGGTGGCGACACGGACATTGACCTGTACTCCGCCACCGAGGGCACGGGCGTAGAAGATGTCGCAATCTCTACACTGACCGAAACGCAGATCGTAAACTCGGGTACTTTGGCCCTAGGTACGACCGCATTTGGTACCGAGATCGCCGCGAATCAGTATCTGTACCTCGTTGGTAATGGCACCGCAAACGCAGCTTACACCGCTGGTCGCCTGCTGATCGAAATCTTTGGCTACGACGCCTAATAGGAGGCTTAGATGGATGATACTGATGTACGGAGTGGCCATCTACATAGTAGTGGTTTCATCGTCAAGTCTCGAGCACGCGTAAAAGCGTTTGATGTTGTAGGCGACGGCACTGCAGGTGGTTTACTTGAACTTTGGGACACTGCTGTGGCTCCAACGGCTGCCACTTATGGCCGTAGTGGGGATGTAGTTACCGTTACCAAGTCTGCTCATGGCCTAAAGACCGGCAACACCGTTGGTATCTCTTTTGAAGAGGCTAGTGGGGTAATCGCTACGCCGGGAAGCTATGAGATCACAGTCACGGGTACAGACACGTTCACCCTGACTGACATCAATAGCGGTACGATTGCTACCTCTACCGTGTGCAGATACGTTAGCGGCACGCAAAGGGGCTATACTGCGCAGTGGCTGTCGACCTACCATACGGCTGTCAGCGACGTGTTTTTTAACGGGTTTTCTATCCCGGGCAATGGGATGTTAGCCAATATCGGAATCTACGTCTATGCGAGTAACTTGGATTCCGTAAACGTATATTACGGGTGATAGCATGGCAAAGACGCCCGCGTGGACTCGCAAGGCCGGCAAAGACCCGAAAGGGGGCCTAAATGCAAAAGGGCGGGCGTCCGCCAAGGCTCAGGGTATGAACCTTAAGCCGCCAGCCCCCAACCCGAAGAACAAGAAAGACGCAGCACGGCGCAAGTCGTTCTGCGCCCGCATGAGTGGCATGCCCGGCCCCATGAAAGACGAAAAGGGTAAACCGACACGTAAGGCGCTCTCACTGCGCGCATGGAACTGCTGAGGTAAACTATGCCACTGACAGCTAAGGGTAAGAAGATCAAGAAAGCCATGGAAAAGACCTATGGCAAGGATCGCGGAGATAGAGTCTTCTATGCCGCAGAAAACAAAGGCTCTATCAAGGGCGTAGCCAAGAAAGGTACGAAGAAATGATGAACCGTGGAAATATGGGCAAAGAGATTTCTACTGCCCCGAAGTCTAAGAAGGTCAAAAAGATGATGATGGGCGGTATGGCTGATGGCGCTCGGCGCCCGGCGGTTATGCCCCCTCGCCCCGGTATGGGTCGCCCCGGTATGCCCCCTAGCATGGGCCCGGGTGGAATGCCTCGTCCACCTGCGGGTGGCCCCGGTATGGGTCTGGGTGGAATGATGCGAGCGGCCCCCGGTACGCCCCAAGCAGGTATGATGGAAGCGATGCTTAATCGCCGAGCAGCGGGCATGAAAAAGGGCGGCGCTGTAAAAGGTTACGCCAAAGGTGGTATGGCCAGCCGCGGCGATGGCTGCTGCATGAAGGGCAAGACCAAGGGTACGATGAAATGAGCAGAAAACCAACAACCAAGGCGCCTGCGCCAGCGGTGGAGAACACCGAAGTGTACGTGACCGGCGTTGTTGCGACAACGCAGTTTGTACCGTGCCGTCAGTGCGGGAATCCGGGCAGCTGCTCGGCCGCAGGCAAATGCTCCAAGGGGTTTAAGTGAGCCATGGGACGTACTAACGAGAAGTTATGGGAACAGTCCAAGGCGCAAGCCAAGGCTAAGATGGGCGGAAAGCATTCCGCCCGTGCCATGCAGCTCGCTGGTAAAATCTACAAAGAAAAGGGTGGCGGATACTCTGGCGAAAAGACTGCTGCGCAAAAGTCCATGTCAAAGTGGACGAAGGAATCTTGGGGCACCAAAAGCGGTAAACCTTCCGGTGAGACCGGCGAGCGCTACCTACCCAAGAAGGCCCGCGAATCTTTGAGCCCTGCCGAGTATGCCGCCACCACACGTGCCAAACGCGAAGGTACTCGCAAAGGCAAGCAATTTGTGGCACAACCGAAGAAGATAGCGGCTAAGACCGCCAAATTTAGGAAATAGCCATGTCCGTCGTTGTGCCAGACCTACCGGAACTCTTCGAGGAAGCCTTCGAGCGGGCTGGTTTGGAAATGCGCTCTGGGTACGACCTAAAGACTGCACGCCGCAGTTTGAACCTGCTCACGCTGGAGTGGGCCAACAAAGGTTTGAACTTGTTCACTATCGAAGCTGGTACGCTTGCACTGACTGCGGGAACCACGGTGTATACGCTTCCGGCCGATACGATTGACATCATCGAACACCAGCTGCGTACCGGAACAGGTACATCACAGGTAGATACCAAGCTAGAGCGCATATCTGTATCAACTTATGCGCAGCAGACGAACAAGCAGATCACTGGCCGACCTACGCAGATATTCGTGCAGCGGCTCCCGACTAGCACGACGGTCACATTGTGGCCCACACCGGACAACTCACAGAGCTACACGCTGTTTTACTATCGGCTGAAGGGCATTGATGGTCTGGCGTCTGGTATTGGTGGGGAAACAGTCTCTGTCCCACCGCGCTTTGTACCCGCACTCGTTTCAGGTCTGGCCTACTACATCGCCATGAAGAAGCCCGAAGCGCTACCGCGTGTCCTCCCGCTAAAACAGATATACGATGAGCAGTTTGAGCTGGCTGCGGGCGAAGACCGCGACCGCTCTTCTGTGAATTTCGTACCCTTTGACACTATGATGTTTGGGTGAATCATGCCGGCATATGCACGCGGTAAACACGCCTTTGGTATCTGCGACAGGAGCGGTTTCCGCTACAAGCTGGGCGATCTCGTATGGGAAATCCAAAACGGTAAGAAGACTGGGTTTCGTATCGGTAAAGATATTGTCGATCCGGATCAGCCACAGAACTTCCTTGGCCGTGTAAAAATTAACGACCCGCAGTCGCTACGAGACCCGCGTCCAGACTACGCGCCGGGCAACGGGTTGTTTGGATGGAATCCTGTTTGGAACCCCATACAGGATATGGTAGGATCAGTTGGAACCGTGACAGTTGTCACAACAGATGGAGCATGAAAATGGCGAAGATGAGTGATTTTGAGTCAGCATTTGCAGCAGCGCGCAAAGCACAGGGCGCTGGGGGCAAGTTTACGTTCAATGGCAAATCGTACACTACCGATTATGCCGGCGAAAAGGGCCCAAAGAAAAAGCCCGTTACCCCAGCCGCCCAAAAGGCAGCGTATGGCCAGATGGCAAGCACGATGAAGCAGGCTGGTGTTAGCAACGTCGGCGGTAAAACCCCTGCGGCTCGGGCTCCGGGCGGCGGTGGCGCACGTGGAAGTGCACGTGCATACAAGTCCGGCGGTAAGGTGGGTAAGAAATGAAAACCCCAAAGCTGAAGATGGTCGAAAAGGGGGGCAAGAAAGTTCCCGCTTTCGCCGCTGACGGCGTCGGTAAGATGGCCATGGGTGGTAAAGCATGCAAGATGGCCTCGGGTGGTAAGGTTCGCGGTATGGGCGCAGCTACCAAGGGCGGTAACTTTAGCAAGAACGGCTAATAGATGAACTACGCGGAACTCACTCAGGCACTGCAGGATTACCTAGAGACGACCGAGACATCGTTCGTCGCTAATATCCCTATGTTCGTTAAGCAGGCCGAGGAGCGCATCTATCGCTCGGTGCAAATCCCCGAACTCAGAAAGAATGCGACGGGCACGCTGACTTCGGGCGTTCCGTATTTGGCGCGTCCGTCGGACTTCCTTTCTGTGTTCTCTCTTGCTGTGATCGAGGCTGATGGGGACTACGTCTATCTCTACGACAAGGACGTTAACTTCATCCGTGAGGCTTATCCGCGCGCTTCCACGACGGGTGTGCCCAAGTACTACGCCCAGTTCGACGGCGACCAGACAGGGGTAAGCGAGGGCAACTTCATTCTGGGGCCAACCCCGAACGCGAATTACAGTGTGGAGCTGCATTACTATTACGACCCCCCATCTATCAGCACCACATCGACCTCGTGGCTTGGCGAGAATGCCGAATCTGCGCTGTTGTATGGCTCGCTGGTTGAGGCGTACAGCTACCTGAAGGGTGACGGGGATATGTTGCAGCTATATACCGGCAGGTATAATGAAGCTATGATGCAGCTGTTCGGTATTGACCTACGGTCAAAGCGGGATGATTACCGTGACGGAACGATGTCTAGAACCGGAGGGGCAGGCTAAGGCCGCACTCAAACTTAGGAGGCCACAATGGCAATTACTCAGGCGCTATGCACGTCTTTCAAGGTAGAGATTCTGCGAGCGATACACGATTTTACCGCATCCACTGGCGATGTGTTCAAGCTGGCTCTTTACACGAGCTCGGCCAACCTAGACGCAACGACAACGGCGTATACGGCGACAAACGAAGTGGGCAACTCGGGTACCTACACTGCTGGTGGCGGATCACTGACAAACGTCACACCGACGTCGTCGGGCACGACGGCCTTCTTGGACTTTGCAGACATCTCGTTCACCTCTGCAACCATCACCGCGCGCGGCGCACTGATCTACAACTCGTCCAAGTCTAACCGCGCAGTTGCCGTGCTTGACTTTGGTTCGGACAAAATTTCTACGACGGGTACATTCACCGTCCAGTTCCCAGTGGCCGACGCGAGCAACGCTATCGTCCGCATCGCCTAAATCTAGGAGGTTGTCATGGCTAACACGACCCTAACGGGCTGGGGCCGTGGCACTTGGTCTTCTGGTGCTTGGGGTCAGGCACTACCTGTTGTAGTGACGGGTGTGTCTGCCTCTGGCGCTGTTGGTAGCGTTACCGTTACTGGAACAGCCCTTGTTACCCCTACGGGTGTGTCCGCCTCTGGTGTAGTTGGTAACGTAACTGTTACTGGCGGCGCGCTTGTAAGCCCAACTGGAGTTTCCGCTACCGGATTTGTAGGCGACGTAGTTGTACCTACTATCGCCGAGCCGACAGGTGTATCCGCTACAGGCGCAGTTGGTACCGTAGACGTAATCATACCTACTATCGCTGAGCCGACTGGAGTTTCAGCTACCGGCCAAGTAGGGCAGGTACAGGCCGCTGCAGGCGCAGTTGTTACACCGACTGGAGTTTCAGCTACGGGGCGTGTTGGAAATGCGCTTGTGTGGGGGTGGATACTTCCACCTACGGCTTCACTGTGGACACAAGTTGACCCAGATGCTACAAATACATGGACACCCGTGGCTCCAGCCACTACGCCCACATGGCAAGACATCACTACGTGAGGATTACCTATGCCCAGCACATATACTTCGAACCTTGGTATCGAACTTCCGGCAGACGGCGAGCTTGATGGTGTATGGGGGGATGTAACCAACGACAACATGAACATTCTCGACCGCGGCATCAATGGCGTCTTGAGCCTGTCTCTAAGCGGTACGTCATCCACACTCACCACATCCGACGGCGCCTTGTCGGACGGGCAATACAAACTCTTACTACTTACAGGCAGTCCGAGCGGAACTCACACGATTACACTTGCTCCCAACGATGCCCAGAAGATTTACTTCGTGCGTAACACGACAGCGCAAAGTGTGGTCTTCACTCAGGGGTCTGGCGGCAACGTGACCATCGCCACTGGCGATAGCGGAATCATTTACGCAAACGGGGCTGGCGCTGGCGCGGCAATCGCAAACTTGACTGACCACTTTGCAATGAGCTCAGTAAACATCACCGGCGGCTCGATCACGGGCCTTGCCGACTTGGGCCTTTCTGCGGCCAACCCAAGCATTACTTTTCTAGAAACAGACACTACGGACACGGACGCGAAGATTCGCCTAAATGCTGGAACGCTGATCTTTGAAACTGTTACTGACGCAGGTGCGCAAGTACGCTCTAATATCCGAATCGCTTCTAATGGCAATGTTGGGGTTGGCACTACTTCCGACGCAGCTGCACTGCTAGAAGTATCTTCGGACACAAACCCAACCGCGGTTTTTATCGCGTACATCTCTGGAACCACAATGACCGTCACGGGCATAACGTCCGGTACGCTTGCTGTAGGTGATCGGGTATTTGGTGCTGGGGTTGAGTGGAACACGGTTATTACGACTAGCGCTGGCGGGGGCGCCGGAAGTTATACGGTAAGCAATAGCCAGACTGTAAGCACTGCGCCTACCGGCATCTCCATGTCCTCCGCCCCAGCGGGTAGGAGCGTACTACGTTTGACCAACACCGACACCACTGAGGCGGCGGGACAAACAACTGGGGCCGTTGAGTTCTATAGTTCCGACGCCAGCACACCCGGTGCAGGTGTTAAAGGCTACGTGGCTGTTATTGCTGAGAGCGCGACCCCCGATAGTGCTATGATCTTTGGTACGAGCAATGACACTGCCAGCACTCTCGCGGTAGAACGCATGCGTATTGACTCCTCGGGCAACGTCGGTATTGGTACAAAAAGCCCGACTGTACCGCTGAACGTAGTAGGCGCTGTTACGGCCACGGGCGTAATTACAGGCACGGGTGGTGTCAGTAACAGTATCGGCCAATTGTACTCGCCTAGGACTGTGACTTATATAACCACAGGTACTGTAGCCACGTACACTCCGACGACGGGCACAAAAGCCATACGTGTAACTTGCGTGGGCGGTGGCGGCGGTGGCGGCGGTGTTGACGGTCAAGGCGCTGGAACAGCAGGTGTCGGTGGCGGTGGCGGTGGCGGGGGCAGGACAGAAATCCTTATAACCTCTGTTGCCGCATCGTACACTTACACTGTCGGCGCTGGCGGCGGTGGCGGCGCAGGGGGCGCTAATGACGGGGCGGCAGGCACCGCAACCACGTTCTCAGGGACGGGAGTTTCCCTATCTGGAGGCGGCGGTGCTGGCGGTTCGGGTAGACTAGCTAGCTCATCCGCTGTGGCTGCCAATGGCGGATTGGGTGGTAGCGCGACTGGGGGTTCGTTAAATACTAGAGGTGGGTACGGATTTGCTGGACAAACTGCTGGTGGACTCACCACCTCTCAAGGCACTGGAGGATCGAGCGCTTACGGCGCAGGGGGTCAGGGTGACCTTGTTTCTGGTAGCAGCGGCGGTGGTATTGGGGGCAATGCCCCACTTGGTTTTGGCGGCGGTGGCGGGGGCGCTTCAGTCGCTGCAGTAAATACAAATTTTGCAGGTGGCGATGGCGGTGGTGGGCTACTTATCGTGGAGGAACTAGCATGAGATTTATTCAGCTTCAGGGAAACGTCGTTGTCGGCGCGTCGATTGATGATAACCGAAACGTTGCGCCAGATGGATGGCAAGCGCATGACACCGCGCAGGTCGGGTGGGTTTTTGATGGGGTGGACTTTGCGCCTCCATCCAAAGCGCCAGAACCGCCGCCCACGCGCGCCGATCAAGAGGCAAATCGCCAAGCGGCCTACGCCGCCGAGGCTGACCCAATCGCCATGCAGATGCTGCGGGACGAGGCAACCAAAGATGAATGGCTAGCCAAGATCAACGAGATCAAGGCCCGCTTCCCGTACCCCGCAGACTAAGGAGCTGACGATGGAAGGCATTTTTGCGTACTGGCCGATAGCCGTTAGCTTAGTCGCCGTGGTTGTCTGGCTCGTCCGGCTTGAAGCGGGCAACGCCGAGAGCAGTAAAGAGATCAAACGGTTGTGGAATCAGCGCAAAGAAGACATGGAGGCCACACAACGCTCACGTAATGAAACCAACTCCATGCTTGCCGAGATACGAGATGACATCAAAGCCCTAATCGCAAAGGTGGGAAAATGACACGTAAATTTGGATCGCGCAGCCTAAAGAGCATGCAGGGTATTCATCCTGACCTACGTCTTGTTCTGGACAAGGCCCTGCAGGATAGCCCGTTAGACTTCGTTGTGATCGAAGGTCTGCGCACGAAAGAGCGCCAAGCGCAGCTGGTTGCTAGTGGCGCGTCAAAAACTCTGGATAGCCGCCACATTACAGGCCACGCGGTCGATTTGCTCCCTATCGGGGTTGACGGCAAGCCTGCGTTTGATTGGCCGCTGTACAACCAGCTTGGCCCCGCCGTGAAAAAGGCCGCGGTTGATTTGGGTATCGAGCTAGACTGGGGCGGCGACTGGAAGTCATTCAAAGACGGCCCGCACTTCGAGCTTGACCGCAAGACATATCCAGTAGGTGAATGGGAAACAAAACACACAGCCCCCGAAGAACGCGTCAGCGCCGCACAATCTACCACAGTGCAGGCATCGGCAGTTCAGATTGTATCGGGCGCGGGCGCGGGCGTAGCGGCAGTTGGCGCGCTAGATGGACACGCGCAGATCGTGGCGCTGGTGTTCGCAGGGATTATCGTGTTGTCGGCGCTTTGGATCATGCGGCAGCGCTTAATCAGCTGGGCTGACGGGGATCGCTGATGTTTATGCGCATCAAACTATTCCTTGCTGCAGCGGGCGCCTTTCTTTTGATGGCGCTGACGACTTGGCTCAGCTTGAAGCGCGCATCTGATGCAAACGAGAAAGCCAAAGTGGCCACGGGTCGTATCGAGGCCATGAAACAAGCCGAGGAGATTGAGAATGAAGTCGAAGCTCTTAGTGTTGATGATCTCAAGCGTCGTTCTGCTAAGTGGGTGCGTAACAACGGTCAGTAACTACGGTGATCTTGCAAAGCCGATTCTTATGGGTAGCATGAACACTGTTGACTGGCTTGCCGACAACGACGAGTCCCTTCTTCGCCAGATTGTGTCCCACAATGAGAAGGTGGAACAGCTGGGTAAATAGTGTATAGTCTGACGGAATGAGGTAGTCATGGCACTAACAAAACTTTTGTTCCGTCCGGGTATCAACCGTGAGGCCACCGACTACGCCAATGAGGGCGGTTGGTGGGACTGCAACCTTGTGCGCTTCCGCGCGGGTAAACCTGAGACTGTTGGCGGTTGGACGCGGTACACACGTGCCGCTATGCTTGGTACATGCCGAGCCATATTTCCATGGCGACTCTTGGACGGAACTGTGTACGTAGGACTTGGCACAAGCGAGAAATACTACGTATCTCGTGGCTCCGTACCAACTGATATTACTCCGATCCGCGCCACTACAGCTGCTGGAGATGTGACATTCGCTGCAACTAACGGTTCCGCTATTTTGACGGTGTCCGACAACGTTCACGGCGCTGTACTTGGCGACTATGTTACATATTCTGGCGCAGTCAGTCTTGGTGGCGTTGTTACAGCAGCGGTGCTGAACAAAGAGTATGAGATTACGCGCATCGTTAATTCCAACTCCTACCAGATCACGCTGGCCGTAACGGCTAATGCCTCTGACGTCGGAAACGGTGGCTCTGCTGTTGTAGGCGCATACCAGATTAACGTCGGCCTAGACGGCGCAGTTTCAGGTACTGGGTGGGGTACAGGCCCATGGTCGCGGGGTACGTGGGGGTCGAGCTACCCCTCTTCGACAGCAAAAACAACACTTCGGCTATGGTCGCACGACAACTTTGGTGAAGACCTCGTCATGTGCGTGCGCGACGGTGGAGTGTATTACTGGGACGCTTCTGTTGGTGTAGGCACTCGAGCCATACCGCTGTCAGCTCTCGCTGGCGCGCAGGCTACGCCTACTGTGGCTCGGATCGTGATTGTATCGGAGCTCGACCGGCATGTTCTTGCGTTTGGTTGTGATCCAGAAGGAAACCCCGGCGTACAAGACCCACTGACAATCCGGTTCTCCGATCAGGAAAACGCGGCGGAGTGGCGTTCGCGACCAGATACTACAGCTGGAGAGCTACAGATTGGTACGGGTTCCGGGATCATCGCCGCGGTGCAAACCAAGCAGCAGATCATCGTCTTCACGGATATTTCAGTCCATGCGATGCAGTACATCGGCGCACCATTCACCTTTGGTATTCAGGAAGTGTCGACAGCTATCACTATCGCGAGCCAGAACGCGGCGGTAGCTGTAGGAGATATGGTATTCTGGATGGGTGTCGGCCAATTCTATGTGTATGATGGCGCGGTACAACAGCTCCCTTGCACTGTGAAAGAGTACGTGTTTAGCGATATAAACATATCCCAGATGCAAAAAATATATGGTGGCAATAACACCGCCTTTGCCGAAGTTTGGTGGTTCTACCCGTCCGCGGATTCAACTGAGAACGACCGGTATGTTATATATAACTATGAGCAGCAGGTATGGTATTACGGTGAGCTAAACCGCACAGCATGGACAGATCGTGGCTTGATAGGTTTCCCCCTCGCGGCGGCGCCGGATGGGTATGTGTACTACCACGAGAATGGTCTTAACGACGGCAGTGTAAACCCACCTATTGCGTTGGCCCCGTACATTGAGTCGAGCACTCTTGGCTTCGGTGACGGCGATCAGTTTATGTTTGCCACGCGGGTTATACCAGACATCACGTTCCGAAACTCTACCGGTACCGATGCAACCGCAACACTGACATTGAAAGCGCGTAACTTCCCCGGCGGCGCATATTTTGGCACCGACGCTGACCCTATTGTGAAGACTGCCACACTACCCGTAGAGCAGTTTACAAATCAGCTTTTTGTCCGAATCCGTGGGCGGTCGATGTCTATGCGTATTGAGTCTAACCAAACAAACACAGCTTGGCGCTTGGGCGACCCGCGCATTGACATCAGAACTGATGGGAGAAAGTAACTATGGCGTCAAACCTACCAATCCCGTTTTTTCCTACGCCGCCAGCGCAGTATACCCAAAGCTATATGGCTCAGGTTATCAGGGCATTCTCCGTGTTTGCGCAACAGGTCAATAACCCGGGCCCAGTGCAGGCGTCAACGCTAACGCTTACGAACCTGTCTATCTACGCTAACAACGCTGCCGCAGTGGCAGGGGGCTTACCCGTAGGGGCTGTGTATAAAACGTCTACAGGCGAGCTGCGGATTGTTGTTTGAGTCGTTTCCTGTTATCCTGCTGCAAACACCCTAGGAGCACGACATGCTACCAATGATTTTGAGTTTTCTGGGATCGGCGTTTGCCCCGGCAATTGGTGCCGCTACGGGCATCGGCGCGCTTTCCAGCCCACTTATCATGAGCGCTCTTGGCCAAGGTGTTGGCACCGCCATTCAGGAAAAAGACCTCAAGGCAGGGCTTTTGGCGGGGTTAGGTTCATTCGCGGGTGGAAAGCTTGTCGGTGGTCTTATGGGCGGTACTACGGCTGGTGCACCTACCGCTGCGAATCTAGCGCAGGCGCAGGCAGCTGGTATGGGCCCCCTTGCTGCAACAGCCCCACCGATTAGCCCTGTTATACCCCCAGCTGTGCCACCAGCTGTGCCACCGGCTACGCCTCCTACGGGTCTAGCGGGTCTGTTCGGTTCTGGTAAGTTCGGTACCGCCATGCGTAGCGGCATGGACTTCGCAAAGTCCGGCCAAGGTATTGGCTCTATGGCGGGTGGCGCGTTGGGCGCATACATTGCGCCGGCCCTTACATCCAATAAGGAAGACGATGAGGATAAGAACAAAAACAAAGGGGCCAAGGAGATGCGGCCTATCCCACGCATGATGCGTATGCCGGATGGGACATATAGGCCGGGGGTTGACCCTGAGTTTGATTATGGCATTTCTACACCGTACTCCTATGGTCAGCTAAATGCGTACAACAATCGCGGCACTATGGCATACGCCGAGGGCGGCGAGGTAGAGAAACCCAACGAGAAGACCGAAATCGTTGAAGCCGTTGCAGCTATCAAGGGTCAGCATCCGCAGCCCGAAGTAGCGCTTGGTAAGTTCTTGGCCAAGTACGGTGAAGAGGCTCTGCGCGATCTGGTAGAGTCCGTAGAGTCCGGTGAGCTAGACGATACACGTGAGCGGTTTGCAAATGGTGAGAACGGTGTTGTTCGCGGGCCCGGTGACGGTTCTGGCGTAGACGACAAGGTTCCAGCTACAATCGACGGCGAGCAAGATGTACTGCTGAGCGATGGCGAGTTCGTGCTCCGTAAGGATGCTACCGACGCGCTCGAGAAGAAGTTTGGTGGTGGATTCCTGTCGGCCGTAAACTCTGCCGGTAAGAAGGCTCCAGAGGTGCTGCAGCGGAGGGCCATGTAATGAAGGACGTTGGTTCTGGCCTAGTTTTTACCCATGTCCCGCTAGATTTTGTGGGGCACGTGTGGGCTAGTGTGGAGCCTATGTTCAAGCCCGTCACTGATGCGTCGAATGGGAAATACTCTGTATCCGATATCTACACCGGTATACTAGATGGCACATACGTGCTGTGGATTGTTGTAGACCAAGATGATAGTATTGTAGCTGCTGGAACTAGTAGGTTGGTTCAATATCCAGCTGGGCGTAAGGCCATGTCACTTGACTGGATTGGCGGCTCTCGTATGTCAGAGTGGATGCCTATGGTGCACAGTGTTATGGCAGACTACGCCCGTGCTAGTGGATGCGCCTCCCTAGAGGGCTATGGTCGCAAGGCTTGGGGAAAGTATATGGCTAAGTATGGTTGGGAACCCGATCATATTGCCTACAAAATGGAGCTGAACGATGGGGTCGAGTAGCAGTAAACCGGTTAACCAAAATATCACGCAGTCGAACATCCCCAAGGAGTTCATGCCGTACTTTAAGCGGCTGATGGGTCGTGTCGAGGGGCAATCTCTAGAGCCATATCAGGCTTACGGTGGTCAGCGAATCGCACAATCAGGTGACTTTGCCGACATCCGCAGAGCTGAAAACATGACGCGCAACATCGCTGGTCAGGGCATTGCGGGCTTGGGGACAGCCCAAAACGCTGCGCGGTCTAACATCCAAGAAGCCGGCCGGCTTGGCGACTACGATACCGGCAAGTTTAGCGAATTTGATTTTGGCAAGGCGGGTGAGTTCACAGGCGCACAAGCCGAAAAGTACATGTCGCCCTACATGACGGGTGTCTTGGACTTCCAGAAAGACCGTGCCGTCGAAGACTTTGACCGGATGCGCGGCGATAGAAACTCGCGTGCAGCGCAGGCGGGGGCATTTGGTGGCAGCCGTCAGGCTGTGCAAGAGGGTCTGGCCGAAGAAAACCTAGCAAAGCAGATGCAGGGTATTGACGTTACCGGGCGCCAAGCCGCTTTTGAGCAAGCAGCGCGTCAGTTTGGAGACGACCGCGCAGCACGGCTTGCTTATGGTGGGGCACAGGCTGGTGAGCGTGGCCGTGTGCAGACGGGTATAGAGGCTTCGCGTCAGTTTGGCGCAGGGCAGGGACTTGCCGCATTGCAGGCACGAGGCGCAGCGGCGCAGCAGCTCGCTGGGTTTGGTCAAAGTGAGCGCACAGCAGACATCCAGAATGTGCAGATGCTAGACGCACTCGGTCGCGGGCGGCAGCGTGAAGAACAAGCTGGGCTGGATATCGGCTACCAAGACTATCTACGTCAGCAGGGTTATCCGCAGGAGCAGCTCGCGTTCTATTCGGACATTCTACGTGGCCTACCCGTTGCTCCTACGAGTACGCAGACGAGTACTGACTATCAGTACAGTAACCCAATGCAGCAGGCTCTAGGGGCGGGGCTCACGGGCCTATCGCTATATCAGGCATACTCATGATGAACATCGTCAAGCTTCAAGACCAGCTTAAGAACTTCTCGCAAGAGCAGCTCATCAGTGCCATGCAGATGCCAGATGGTAGTACACCCCAGTACCTAGTGCTCGGGGAAATCATGCGTCGCAAACAGATGGAGTCCTCGGCCGCTGGGCAGCCCGCTCCAGAGAGCACTGTTGCAGAGGATGCCGTTGCAGCTGCCGGAGTTCCCCAAGGCGGCATCGCCGATATGGCCCGCGCACTAGCACCGAAGACTGACATGGCTCAGAACACGGGTATTCAGGCTATGGCCAGCGGCGGCCCCGTGAAGAAGATGGCTGCCGGTGAGCGTGTTACAATTGGCGGCGGTATTTTTATCGAGCAGGCAGACGGCTCGCTTCTCCCCGAGACTCCCGGTCAGCGATTTTCAGGCGTACGCCCAGAGGCCCCACCCGATCCCATGCTACAAGCCGCCGAAGAATCCGCAAACGAAGCCGCCGCTCTGCGTGAAGAGGCAGGGATCACTGAGTCATTCAGGACGCAGGAAGAAGCCCTCGCTAACGCCGCTGAGGTCAGAGCTGCTACTGATTCCACTCCAGCTGTACCAGAGGCTCCAGTTGCTCCACAAGGCGGTGGCGGCGGTGGCGGTATGTCTCCTTATGAGCAGCAGCTCATGGACGCCCTCGCATCGCGTGAAAAAGCCGCAAAGCAAGACAAGTGGTTGTCCTTGGCCCAAGTCGGCTTGAACATGATGTCTTCCACGCAGCCCACACTCCTCGGTGCCGTAGGCGAAGCCGGCCTTAAAGGAGTTGAGGCTGCACGCACAGCGCGTGACCAGTATGACAAAGATAAGCTAGACCTTCAGGGCGCACTCGAACAGTCTCGCATGGCGCGTGCCGCCGCTTCGGCTAAGGCTGCCGCTGGCGCAAGTGCAGCTAATGCGCCCCGAGAAGTTAAACCCGTAAGCGCCACAATCATCAGCCAATATATAGATCGACTCGACGCAACAAATACGGCATTGAGTAATCTGGGCCCGGTGCCTGATGCTGGTTGGTGGAGCGGGACTATTGACGACCCAGCGGCCGTAGAACGCACACGACTAGAAGATGAAGCTCGCCAACTTGAAGATGCCATAGGGTATGCGTACGCTACACAGGGCATGCCGTATATCGGTGCTGGGGAAGATATAGACGCCGATCTATCTGACTAGCCCAAAGAGATTCTTTTGCGTATACTGCCTCCAATAAGAGGAGTTATCATATGGGTACCTTTCAGGTTCCGGGCCGCGTCAGCGGAAAAACGTACAACCTAAAGATCAAGGGTGATACCCCCTCTGATACCGAACAGGCGCGAATCCGTGCCTTTATCGAGGAAAAGGAAAACGCGTTTGCTGCGGACTACGAGGCTCGGTATGGTGCTCCGCTCGCTGTAGACGACGGCACTGCGCTGGGTCGCGGCTTTGAGCTCGGTAAAGCCGGTGCATATTCTCGCCTCGGTACGGCTACCGAGTATCTTGGTTCTGGGCTTGGCATTGAGTCCATAGCCGATTTCGGTCGGGGTATGCGAGAATCTGGCGATCAGGAAACGTTTCTTGAAACGCTACGGCAGCCTGCACCCACACAGCTCGAAGACGTAAAAGGACTTGGCAGCTTCCTCACCTACGCCGGTGAAGGCATCGGTCAGAGCGGGCCAGAGATGCTCGCACCGCTAGCTGCTACGGGTATCGGTACACTTGTTGGCGGGCCAGTAGCGGGCGTAGGCGCTGGTGCAGTCACAGCATTCCCATCCTTCTTTGGTGGTAACATCCAACGGCAAGAGGAAGAAGTAGCGGCTGGGCGCAAGGATAAGGTCGATGTAACCGATGCCGTCATCAGTGCAGTCGGGCAGTCGGCGCTAAACGCTATCGGGGATAAGCTGCTTCTTGGCGGCTTCCTGAAGCCCGGCCAGAAATGGTTGACACGCACCGCTGTAGGTGCTGGCGAAGGCGCCGCAGCTGAAATCCCAACAGAAATTACGCAGCAGATTATTGAGCGTAAACAGGCTGGCCTGCCGCTGGACGACGATGAGGCAATCAACGAGTACGTTAACGCTGGTGTTCTCGGTGGTATTATGGGTGGCGGTATCCGCGGAACTACCGCTGGCCTCGGTATTGGCGTGGAGAAAGAGACCCCACCACCGCCACCGCCCACACTGCTTTTGCCCCCTCCAGCGCTCATCACACCGCCTCCGGGCACGCCGCCTTCTATGCCCACTGGCGCGGCTTCACCTAACGTCGAAGACATCCCCGATGCGGAAATTATCCCCGACGAAGCCCATGCAGAGGATGCGAAGGCCGGAGCTGGGACGTACACGCAGGAAGACCTAGATGACGTCGTCGGCGTATACGATGAGTTTATTGCCAACGCAAAGGCGAAGGGCGCCAACCCAGATGAAGCCGAGCGTATAGCAGCTTCGTCTACCCTAGATTATATTGACACGCTGCCGGAAGATGCGAAGCAGAGACTGTCGGAATTTCGCGCTAATATGGCTAAGGCCGCTGATCCATATGCTGACCAGCCAGAGTCATTGCCTCCAGAGGCTTACTCCGATACGCCGGATTTGTTTACTGCTGCGCCTACCGTTAAGCTAGAAGACATATCCGTAGCAGCTACGGGGATTGAAACTGATGCAGAGGCTTTTGAGCAGGCA